ATTGACCTGATCTGAGAGACGAGGTTCGCCTTGGTCTCTTCCTGCCGCTTCACAAATTCGGACATTGTTTTGTTTCCTTTGTGTTTACGGACTGTGGTGGTGGAGGCGCTTACGCTCATCCGGTCGCCAGAGCTGACTCACGATTGCGACTCTTCTATTCTAGGTTGTGTCGTGTTTTGCGGTTTTTCAGTTTCGCTGCTACTGTGTTCCTCGGTAGGTATCATTCCCTTTCCGGGTTTGGTTGATGGCCCCCCGATCACTTTGACCAGGTGATCTGGGGGGTCTTTTTTTTCTAATATTTTTTTCTCGTTTTGTTTGTTTTTTTCGGTTTTGTATGGTTATATATACATATCAACCACCAACCGAAAGGAAAGAAAATGACCACCATCGAGAAACTTGAAGGCATGAACTACGAGGCCATCGAGAACGCGATCTGGGGCACTGTGTTGGACTTCTACTCCAGCGTCAGCGACAAGAGCCGGATCATGGACATGATGCACGCTCACGAAGATTTCACCAACGCGATCAACGTAGGCGAGTTCGTTCGCGACGATCAAGAGATTCGCGAATGCGCGAACGTCATCATCGAGATCTACGCCGACGCTCTGTAATCACTCACTCGAAAGGAACCGGAACAATGACCACCAACGACGACATCTTCCACTCGATCATCATGGATACCCGAACCGAACGCGGCCACCTGATCTACGTGATCGACTGCCCGATCTCAAAGAAGCCGGAGCTGATCATCCGCGAGACTCTTCACGGCTCGCACTGCAGCTGTGGGTTCGCGATCGACTAGATCCCGTGCTAAGTTTGTGATCACAACCGAATAGCGAAAACCCCCCGACTGCTGTTTCAACTACAACATATTCGTCAACAAGAAAGGCAGGAGTTCACGCAGAGCGCGTGGAGCCCTTAATTTCGCGGTGCGAGTGTCTCGGGGGGTTTTGCTTTTCCGCAAGAGAAACCCCGCCACGCGAAGGGGTGGCTAGTGGCGGGGCGGACCCGTCAGCGCTTTTCTTGCGCTTTGAGGACGCGGGTCTCTTTCGCCGGCTCATCATCGAGAGCGACGATCGCGCGGGCGATCTCATCGGCCAGCTCTTTGATGGCACCAGTTTCTGGGTTACCCGCGACTTTCAGGATGGCTTTTTTGATCTCAGCTTGCGTTGCCATTACAGCCCCTTTTCCAAGAGTTCGAGTTTCTTTTTCTTGAGTGCCAGGAGGCCCATGTCTGCCTTGGGCTCTTCGGTCACTTGCTCGGGTGAAAGTTCGTCGATCGCTTTCTGCAGCAGCTCCCGCTCGCTGGCGTCGAGGTCTTGTTCGCTTTCGATCTTCAGGATCGCGTCTGCGAGAGCGTCTGGGTCGATCGAGGCTCTCTTGGCCAACCGGTCAAGGCCGCGCACCGAAGTTGTGCCTGCGGTCGCTTCGTATGCCGGCCATGGTACGACACTCACTTCTAGCAAGCGTACGGACTTCAGGGTGCGCTCTGATCCGTCCTCGGACCATTCGTCGCCGCCCTTTGGCACTGTGAAACCGAAGCTCATGCTGTCGACATCGTTTCTGCGGAGAAGTTCGGCTACATCACGACCGCGGCTGGTGTTTGGTAGCTCTGCGGAAACCAGGAGGCCTTTGTCGTCCTCTCTCAGGGTCAACGTGCCGCCTCGGGTGCTGCCGAGGATCTCACCGCTTTCGTGATTCCACAGCATCTTGATGTCGTTTCGGCTGCGGATCGAACGGCTGAATGCTCCCCGCTGAATGCGCTCCGTGAATGGCAGGGGAGCAGATGGGGCGTCCCACACTGCCGCGTAACCGCTAAAGGTCATGCCTGTCTCTGTCTCACGAACTTCCAGCTCTGCTGGGATGTGTCGTGTCTCGAGTTTGCTCAATGCCTCGCCTCTCGCTGTCGATCTTTCTTGATTTTCCTCTTCCAGTCTAGCAACCACCCCATCAGCGTATGCCAGCGCTCGCTGTGCCGCGCGTTTCGATGGCCCTGATCCCCAGAGAAGGTGTGCCACAACGCCGGGGCTCGGGTAGTCCTCGTTGTCGGGGTTCGCTGCCGGAGCGTCAAGGTCGACAAGGTGGCGGGCGATCCATGCACGGATCCTGACCCATTTGTCGGCGCTGACCGATCCTCTGGCCAAAGCTCTTGCTTCACGGATCGTGCGCTCGACCACGCCGTCCCCGGCTTGGCCTTCGGAGTAATACTTGAGGCCCTGTCTCGCTGCCGCTCTCATGTAGGCCGGCGGTTCAAGGTTCACCTGTCGGATCGATCGTGTCAGCGGGTCGATCTTCGTCAGTGTTGAGAACCGGTGGCCGACGAGTGTGTCGGTCGCCTCGTATTCGTCCTCGCTGTTTTGGCGGTACACCCTGATCAGCGCTGCGGGATCTGATTCGTCCCCGTTGATCGTGAAGTCGCTGTCGGGCACGTTGATCTGGCCGTCTCGAACTATTCGGGTGATCTGTCCCCTGGCCATGCCGCCGCTCGAGTCCCATTCGACGAAATCACCAACCTCCAGCTCATCCGGTTCGGCACGGTTTTCTCCCTGCCAAGCGTTGCAGTAGTAGCCGCCGTCGACGAAATCATCCCAACGGTTACACCAGGCTTTGTCGCCGTCCTCGTTGACTCGGCTCTCATCGTAGAATCTGCAGTTGCCGCAGGCTCGGCCTTCGGGCACATCGTCGGCAAGCGCTGGCCGGTAGTTTTCGGGAAGCTCACGGATCGCTCTCGAGTCGTCCTCGTAGCTCCCGCCGGGTTCGATGCCTTCGGCTTGACTAATCGCCACCATCTGCTGGATGGCGCTGTCTTTTGTTTCGTGGCAGCCCAGCACTTCACCGTCGTCTTTCACGACTGCCCAATCCGGGCACTCCGGTGATTGATCTGTGATGAAGTAAGGCATGCGTATCAGTCCAGTTTTTGAATCGTCAGAACACCTAGCTCGAGGCCGCTGGGATCGCTGACCGCCCACAGGTCGTCGAGCGGTCCGAGAACCATTTCGAGGGTTTCGCCGGGATCGATGTGGATCGAGTTCGCTGTGGTCACTCCGGTTCCCCCGATAAAAATGTATTCGTTTGACGACTTCGTCATGTTGTGCAGGATCACCTGCTGGGGCATGTTATCCGGCGCGACCACTCGAGTGGCAACCGTGCCGCCTAATGTATAAAGGCTCGACTGTACTGGCATCACTCGACCTCGTAGACGCTCTCGGGATCTGTGGGATCTATCTGACTGATCGGCTGCAGCTGTGTTGATGGCAGGCCGGTGTGTGGGATCGGTGGCAAACCGAGGGCCTCAAGAACACCGGCGGGGTCGTACCCTGAATAAACCAGGGACTGTGCCATCTTGACGCGCTCCATCTGTGCCTTCACACCTGAGTCCTCGATGTTGACGTTTGCCAACGGGACGCGGGGGGCGTTCGCTGCGGGATCCTCTGCGGGGCGCATGTCCTCGAGGGCTCGCACTTCGTTCACCGTCATCGCTCCGGCTTGCAGCATTTTGCTATACGCCGAGGTGCGGCTTTCGATGTCTGCCCTGATCAGGCCACTCATGTTGAAGCGCAAGAAGGCCGTGTCGCCTCCGGGCACTCTCGAAAGGAGCGGGCTCAGGGCTGTCTCGATCTTTGTGGCCGTGGGGCGGAGGCAGGTCGTGATCCAGTGGAGGTTTGTTTGCTCGACCGAGTTGTAACTCATGCCGATCTCGAGCCCCAGCATGTGTGGCGGGATCTTGAATGCTCGGGCCACATCTGCGATGCTCTGATTGCGGCTTTCGACCAGGGTGGACTTTTCGGGATCGACCTGTGTCGGTTTGAAGGTTGCCCCGCCGGTCAGGACTCCGGTTTTATGGCTGCGCTTCCACCCTCGATGGCGAGAGTCAAAATTTTCGGATAACGAAGCGGCCTGTTCAGCTGAAAGGTTGCCGGGGAACTCGATCACACCGTTCAGGTTTGTGCCTTCACCGAAGAACATCGCCGCATATTTTTGAAGGGCGAGGGCTAGACCGAAGTCGGTTTTCAGGGTTTCGACTCGGCTGATGCCTCGTTTTGCTCCGGGGCGCATGACGTCTGGGATGAAGATGACTTCCTCGGAGGTGAGGGGTTTGTTCTCGCCTTCGATCGTGAAGGTGAGGAGGCCGCTGTTGCTCCGGTTGATGTCCACGGTTTTCGGGTTGAGGACCACCAGGTTGATGATCCGGCCCTGCCGGTTTGAGAACACTCGGATAAATGCGTTTCCGTCGAGGAGCATGCTTGTAATGATCTGGCCGTAGAAGGCTTCCCGTGGCATGCCCACCGAGGGCTGCAGAACCCATTCGGGTCGTGGCCGGAACGGGAAACGGGCACCGTCTCTGCGAATGAATGCGTCCAATGGCAGCGTGCTGATCGTGTCGGAGATGAGTGAGACGGCCGAGAAGATGGCGTTGATTTGGAACGCTGTATCGTCGTTGATGTTTGTGCCGGCCTCCGTACCGAACACGATGTCATCTCCGGCTTCGAAGATGGTCTGGTAATTGATCGCCCTGCGATCGAAGATGTTGTTCAGAATCATGAGCGTCCCAGGCTATATCCAACTAAGGCGAGGAAAACGCCGCCGAGGATAATCCCTAAAGGTACAGAAACGAGAAGGGCTCCCACGGTGATCGCTGCTAATCCCGTGATCTGGAGTATGGCTGCCATTGTCATCCTTATCCGAAGAATTGCGGGACTACCTCTTGCTCAATTGTACCCGCTGCCCGTGATGCGCTGGCGATCATCGCAACCGCCGCATCGATCTTCCGTGGTGAATTACGGGCGTCTTTTACAATCCTAGGCCCCAAGTTGTCTACTTTTGTGACCGCGTTAGCTAAGTGTCGCGCGATGATCGGGTCGCCGTTATGGACGATCCTTTTTTCTACCACCATGTCGTAGATGGTGGCGCACGCTTGGACCATCCTCCGGGGGCTGGTAGTCGGAAACTCAACGATGGGCACGCCTTTTTCTTCGAGGACTTGCATGCTCCGTTGCCAACGGAACGGGTCACAGACCACTTCCCTCACTTTGTGTGTGCCACAGAAATCTAGAATCGTTTGCTCCACGTCTGCGATGTCG